ATCTTAAAGATCCAAATCCGGCAGGCGACAAAGTAATTTCTATATTAAATAGTTTACCTAAAGAATTTGAGTTAGAAAAATATATAGATTATGATACACAATTTGAAAAGGCATTTGTCGAGCCTTTAAAAGGTGTATTAGACGTAATTGGTTGGGACACCGAACGCCGGTCAAGTCTTGACAATTTCTTTATTTAGTGTATAATAGAGGTAACATGGCAGGAAGTATAATGGTAAGGTATGCACAAAAGACATACAAACAACAAAGAGTAGAACAACAAAATTCTGCGGTATTCAAAAATTTAACTCATTCTGTAGATATCATTCCAGAATCAATGTCCTATATGACTTTCGATACGTGGGAAGAAGCTAATGAGTTTGCTCAATACATACGTGAAAAAGGACAACATGTCTTAGAAATAAAAGATGATTACATAGAAAGAAAGAAAAATATGAATAATTATTTTGATGATTTACTAAAAGCTACAGGTAATGAATTTGGATCAAAGGTTTCTGATGGTATAGAAGCTGGTGATGTTTCAGGTTATATAGATACTGGTAGTTATATTCTTAATGCATTAATTTCAGGAGATATTTATGGAGGAATACCCACAAACAAAATTACAGCATTTGCTGGAGAAACTGCAACTGGAAAAACCTTTTTTGTCTTGGGTATTGTCAAACAGTTTCTTGCAGATAATCCTAGCGGTGGTGTTTTGTATTTTGAGTCTGAATCTGCTCTCACTAAGCAGATGATTATAGACAGGGGAATTGATCCTGAACGGATGATAATTCTCCCTGTCACCACGATTCAAGAATTTACTCACCAAGCACTTAAAATAGTGGAAAGTCATACTGAAGATAGACCATTAATGATGTGTTTAGATTCTCTTGGTATGTTATCTACTACCAAAGAAGTAACAGATATTTCGGAGGGTAAAGAAACCAAAGACATGACACGGGCACAGCTAGTTAAAGGATCTTTCCGAGTATTAACACTCAAGTTAGGGAAAGCAGGAATTCCTTTACTAGTGACCAATCATACATACAAACAGATGGGTACAATGTTTCCAACTGATGTAATGGGTGGTGGTAGTGGTTTACAATATGCTGCTTCAACTATTATATTTCTTTCCAAGAGAAAAGAAAAAGAAGGAACAGATGTTGTAGGAAATGTAATTCATTGTAAAAATTACAAATCTAGATTGACGAAGGAGAATAAAAAAATTGATGTTCTCTTACGATATGATCAAGGGTTGAATAGGTATTATGGGCTCATTGAGTTAGCAGAAGACGCAGGAATCTTTACCAAAGTATCTACAAGATATGAGATGCCAGATGGTTCTAAGGTGTTTGGTAAAGCAATTTTAAGTGATCCTGAAAAGTATTTTACACCAGAAATTCTTGATAAGTTAAATGATCATGCTAAGACGGTATTTTTGTATGGTGGATTTGATGAGCAAGAATGAAGAAATTGCCGGAAATAGACTAGTATGGAGACACATACAGAGAGAAAATCAACGAATGATGCTAGATCCACTAGGTTATGATGCCATCAAAGACATAGATGAGATTCATCAAAGAAACAGGCGCAAGTCTGATGACCCTTATATCAAGGCCACTAGTGAAAAAATAGCTCATCATTTTCCAGAAATCGATGATGCAGAAAGAAGATAAAATGAAGGAAGAAAGATTTAAAAAAGTTGATGATGATGTGTGGGATGATATAGTCGCTAGAATGAAAAAAAGAGAAAGGAAACAAATGGAATTTAAAACACGAGAATTGGATGCATCTGATTACCACAAGGATCATCCATACATGAAGTCTCTGGATAAAGCATTGAAACAGTACTCCGTAGTTAAGGTAAATGATGCCAAGGGAGCACATCATGGTCCAGATTATGAAGAGATGAAAGCAGAAATATTAAATTCTTTATTTCATCCACAAGCAGAATATGATAAAAGAGTAGAGTCACCAAACAAAAAATGAATAAACCATATAAAGAATGTTCTAATCCGAATGACTCAGAAGATAAATCTTTGTGTATAATAGTACAGGATGATTCTCCTTTTGATGGGGCGGTAGTTAGATATACAACATTTAAATTAGTAGAACAGGAATTGACGGGCGATGATATAGCTTGTCAATATGAATATGAAATTGAAGTGCCACCGCATGATGTAGGGGTTGAAATTGATGAAAAAGAAGGTGCAGCATTTGAAAAACGATTAGGCGAATGGGTAATAGAAATTTTACAAACACAAATGGACAAATATGCAGCAGCGGATAGAGACACTAATACTAAAAAATCTAATACATAATGAAGAATATTCTAGAAAAGTTTTACCTTTTCTCACCAAAGAATATTTTATGGAACATACAGATAAATTGTTGTATGAACAAATAGATTCTTTTATTAATAAATACAATAATTTACCTACTAAAGAGGCATTAGTTATTGAATTAGATGGTACATCATTAAAAGATGAAGAATTTGAAAATGTAACAGAATTGTTAACTTATCTGGAAGGACAAAACGATGAGAAATCGGACATTCAATGGTTATTGGAAACAACAGAAAAATTCTGTCAAGACAAAGCAATCTATAACGCCGTTGTTAAGTCGATTAAAATATTGGATGAACCCGAAAAATCTAAGGATGACAAGGGTGCTATTCCTGAGTTGCTTACCGATGCTCTTTCTGTTTCTTTTGATCCTCATGTGGGCCATGATTACCTTTTGGACTCTGATGATCGTTATCTATTTTATCATAGAACCGAAAAGAAAATACCCTTTGACCTTGAATACTTCAACAAAATAACAGGAGGTGGGTTATCTTCTAAAACTTTAAATATTGCTCTTGCAGGAACAGGTGTCGGTAAATCTTTGTTTATGTGTCATGTTAGTTCTAATGCCTTATCACAGGGTAATAATGTTTTGTATATTACATTAGAGATGGCAGAAGAACGGATAGCAGAAAGAATTGATGCAAATTTGTTGAACATTCGATTAGATGATTTGGTAAGTTTACCTAAAAAAATGTATGAAAAGAAAATAGAAGACCTCAAGAGTACGGTTAAAGGTAGATTGATTATCAAGGAATATCCTACAGCTGCGGCAAGTACAAATCATTTTAGAGCATTATTGAATGAACTAAATCTCAAGAGAAATTTCAAACCGGATATAATTTTTGTTGATTATATTAATATATGTTCTTCGGCAAGAATTAGACCCGGACAATATGTTAATTCGTATAGTTATATAAAATCGATTGCAGAAGAACTTCGAGGGTTAGCGGTAGAATTTGATGTTCCTATTTTGTCGGCTACTCAAACGAATAGGCAAGGATTTCAAAATACTGATGTGGGTCTTGAAGATACTAGTGAAAGTTTTGGACTTCCCGCAACAGCAGATTTTATGTTTGCGATTATTAGTAATGAAAACCTGGAAGAAGCAGGACAAATGTTAATCAAACAATTAAAAAATCGGTATAGTGATATTACTTCTAATAAGAAGTTTTTAGTGGGAGTAGATAGAGCAAAAATGAGACTTATCGATTTAGGCGATGAATCTCAATCTGATTTGGTAGATACTGGTAAAGAAGAAAAAGAAGATGTCCCAGTATTCGATACAGTCTCAAAAAAGACTAAAAAGGATTTTGGGGAGTTTAAATTTGAATAATGCAAAAAGTTTTAAAGATAATGGTTATTTAATCATTCCAAAAATATTATCAGGAGAACTATTAGATTTTATAGGTATACATGCCTATAATAGAGCAAGAATTGGAGATGGAGCATGGATGGAAGATCCTCAAGTTCCAAATACACCAAGCTTTTATGGCGATTGGGTAATGGAAAATTTATCGGATTTTTTGTTACCGAAAATAGAATCAGCATCAGGTATGAAGTTACTACCAACATATACCTATTTTAGAGTTTATAAGGCCGGTGATATATTAAAAAAACACAAAGATAAAATTGGTCGCTGTGAAATCTCAATATCAATGTCTCTTAGAAAGAAAGGAAATATTTGGCCAATATACATCACCGATACAGCTGTAATGTTGGAAGAAGGTGATGCAGTGTTATACAAAGGATGTGAAGTAGTACATTGGAGAGAACCTTATACTGAGGGAACGAAGCAAGCACAAGTATTTCTGCATTATGTAGACGCAAATGGACCACTTACAGAGTGGAAGAATGATAAAGAGACTAACAAATATTTTGCACAGGACAAATAGAGGTTAAGTTTGAATGATGATAAAGTTGTAAATCTGGAAAAATATAAAGCAGAAAGAATAGAAAAAAGAAAAAAAGAAGAACAGAGTCGATCTGTTCCTACCCTCAAGGCATTCTTGCCAAAT